GGAGTTAGCTGTATTAGTAATAGAGATATTCAGGATAGCTATTCAGTGGAAGTTAAACAAATTAGGTAATTTACGGGCAATGAGCACGATCTACGAATTACTTGACAGGAACAAGGAAGCTATATTCAGATACAGGTATGAAGATCCAGAGCATAAGATAGTTGATGACAATAAAGACCCTGATTTAAAGGAGATTCTAAAAGATGCTTGAATTACTTTTCATATTATTCGGTTTAATGGTGTTATTCCTCTTGGTGGTCTTGGTTAGTATTTACAGAGATTACATAAATAACAAGAAGTTAGGTAAAACGAGTAAGAAAAAGCGTATGACGAGGAAAGAGGCGAAGGAATTGCGAGACAGGCTAAATAATATGGGAAAACCGCCTTGGGTAAGGAACTATGGGAAATTAACAGACGATAAGAAAAAATGATCTCTGTAGATAATTTCATGAAGTACGAAACCATTAACAATAAGATGGATTATTTTTGTGATATGGACAGTGGCTATAGTGAAAGTGACAAAATGGATCGCCAACTATTGAATATACAGAGGATTCCGTATGATATTAGTCGTGAAAATGATGTTGTCAAGGAGTACATTGCTGAACGTAAGCGTTTTAGGGATGGAGATCCAGTTCTTCGCTATCATTGTAAACCGAGAATAAAACCGAAGTTAATTAATTCTATAATGTTTGGGTTATTGGATTATAAATCGAGAAGAAAACATGAGTTGATCGAGAAATACAGGCTAATTGATGATATAATGTGGGGAATATTTGATAGGCAGGAAAGTTTAAAACGGAAGAAAAAATGATCATTGATAATAAACGTCTAGCTGAATTTGTAGAGATTTACGGTGATGAAAAAACATTAACAGCCGACGGCTATGATGACTGCATAATAGGTATAGATTCCCACCATAGGATTGTATATGACCAGAAAAAGATCATTGATAGTCTGGCAAAGGACATGACCAAGGAAGAAGCAACGGAATTTTTTTATTATAACATAGAGGGTGCTCATGTTGGTGATCACACGCCACTGTATATGACGGTTTTAGAATGAAACTAGAGAATTATGTACCGAGTGTAGAGACCTGTAGGAAGTTGAGGGAGGCAGGAATTGTTCAGGAATCGATATATACATGGGTAATGGAGCAGCACACGGAAGATCCTAAGTGGGTATTATCAGGAGAATTGCCACAGGGAGAGTATCAGTACAGCGCATATTCAGTAGGGGAACTAGGCACGATGTTAAGTGAGATCCCCATGCGGTTATATCCTCATCAGTTGAGTTTAATGTCTGCAATGGGCAGTATGGCGATAACAGAGGCAGAATTCAGGTCAAAATTGCTGTTGTTTTTTATAGAGAATGATATGATGTCCCATGATTGGATGGCAATGTGGGTAAAAAAGGTAGAAAAGGTTGTTAAAGATGAAGCTGCATAAAATAGATCAGACGATATTATTGAGCAAAACCTGTCAGGAATTGGTCGGATTGCTGGAAACGGGTCTAGAATTCAGGTCACCGAAATGGAAAAGTGACGTAGTTGCTGTTATAAACCTGAATGAGAAGGTAAAAAAAAGGCAAAACGGGCACAAAGGAAGATACAGCGATTATGATAAAGAGATACACGAACACCCACTAGGGGCAGGGTTTGCCCATAAAGATTATAGAGAGGATTATTAAAATGAGTAATGGTTATATAGTAGAGAAATGGTACTCACCTGTCGGGAAATGCGAGTTATGTAACTGCAATCCGTGTACCTGTATACCAAAAAAATGCGATCACGAGAATGTGATCTATCAGGAACGGGAATTGGACACAAATGTTCCTGAAATGATGTATTGTGAAAATTGTAATGAAGAACTTCCACTGCCTGAACCTGATTATGATGCAATGATAAAGGAGAAATAAATGTCATACATAGCAATGACCGAAGAACCGCTGATGTCTACAGCGGAATTATGCGATAGACTGGGAGTTACTAGACAAGCTGTATATAAATGGCGTAATTTAGCAGATAACCCTATGCCAGTTGCAGTAGATAATACTGGATTGAAAGGGAAAACAATTAGATATATATACAGCGATGTAGTGGAGTGGCTTAATGGTGCGAAAAGAGAAGGCAAAGTTTTACGCAAAAAAGAGAACTAGGTCAGGGCGATATATTACCATTGCCCAAGGCGACACTAGGGAGGATTTGATCAAGAAGATCAAGTCCGATAGCGATACATACAAAGAAGAGAGAGGTAATCATGAAGAGACACACAGACACGGTTCAGTTTGACCAACAATGGTTCCAGACACTGCACCCAACACACAAATGTTTCTGGTTTTATATTTGTGCGAAATGTAATCATGCTGGAATTTGGGATGTTAACCTGCCGTTGGCTAAGTTTAGCATTGACCCAAACGGAGATACTGGAGTAGGGTTTGATAAATTATTGGAGGTATTCAATGGAAGAATTGTCGATCTCGGAAAAGATAAATGGTATCTACCAAAATACGTTTTATTCCATCACGGCGAAATACTTTATCCTAATAATAATTTCCACATCAGCATTATTAAATCTCTGGAAAAACACCAATTAATAGACGAAGATAAAGATGGTAATTATATCGTTAGAGCCATACCAAACAGTAGCGGAAAGCCTAAACCAAGGGCAAATACACCCACAAAACGCTTTAAAAACCCCGATATCGAAGAATGTATAGCCTATTTCAAGGAAAAGAAGTTTAAAGATGCCAAGGAAGAAGCAGAAAAATTCTGGAATTTTTACGAGAGTAAAGGGTGGATGGTTGGCAAAAATAAGATGAAGAACTGGCACTCGGCAGCTACAAACTGGAACAAGACAAACGAAGCAGATAATAAGAAGAAAAGAAGCAGGACACACATACAAGAAGGACATTTAGAAAAGGCTAAAGAATATGGCTGGTAGTGTAGCATATAAACCACATACTGGTAAACAGACAGAATTTTTAAAATGCAGATCTAACTGGGTATTCTACGGTGGAGCCAGAGGTGGTGGTAAAAGCCTTATGCTGGCGTGGAAAGCAGCCCTAACCCCAAGGAAATGGCACTATGAAAGAAACAGGAAACAAATCGACAAACAACAGGCGGCTGACCTTAAAGCAGCAGGAAAAACCTATCAGGTTAAAGTTGAACGAATATCAATCGACTACCCAGACTATATCGCTCTGCTTATCAGAAGAACTTATCCCCAACTTGAACGTAACCTTAAACCCGAATGCGATAAATTATACAAACTGTACGGTGCCAACTGGCAAGAACGTAACAAGTGTTACCTATTTCCCAGTGGCGCAAAAGTATACCTCGTGCATTGCCAAGACAGAAGAGCGTTGGACAACTACATCGGGGGAAACTACAACTTCATTGGGATCGATGAGGCTAATCAATTCCCCGAAGACTGGGTCGAAGAACTAAGTACCTCTGCCCGTACTGATAATTTAGAGCTTACACCACAGCTCTGCCTGACCTCAAATCCAGGTAATATTGGACATATATGGCTTAAGAAGAAGTTCATTGACAGGTGTCCACCCGTAACTACAGGTAAACCGAGATATAGCGAAGATTTTGATGTAGAATACCAACGTAATAAGACTGGAAAACCTTTTGTTGATGAAGAAGGGATCTCGTGGCAGTTTATACCAGCAACGGTGTTTGACAATCCTACACTATTGAAGAATGACCCTGCCTATGTGAGAAAATTAAAAAATTTGAACCCAATACTAAGGGCAATGTGGTTAGAAGGCAGGTGGGATGTCTTCGCTGGTACGTTCTTTGATAACTGGAATCCAATGCATCATGTAATACCAGAATCCAGTTTTCAGTATGGGGTACATTTTAAGAAGAATACTCATACTTTGTACCGATTCTATGATTACGGCACCAAGGCACCATTTGTTTGTTTATTCGCTGCGGTAGACCGTGACCAGAATATGATCGTGTTTGATGAAATAACTGAAACAGGACTATCCGCATCCAAGCAAGCCCAGAAGGTAAATGAATATACATGGAAGAAATATAAGCTGAAACCAACAGATTTTGATGATGATATTGCCGATCCAGCATACTGGACAAAGCACAGTGAAAAGGAAGGTGCCCTGTACAGCCCAGCGGATTTCTATTCAGACGAAAGTATATATTTGTCGAGAGCAAACAACGACAGGAAAGCAGGTGCAAAAATAGTTTATGAAGCTCTGGAAGTGCCAGAGGAAGGGGAGCCTAGAATACGTTTTACAGAAAATTGTACACAGTGTATCGAAACATTCCCTAATTTACCATCCGCAGAAAACGATCCTGAAGATATAGATACGGCTGCACCTGACCATCACTATGATGCAACCCGTTATGGAAGTTTAAAAGTTCTGCCTACATTGGTTTCTGATGAAAAAAGGAAAAGAGGCTGGAGAAATAGATTGTTCAAATCAGCACCTATCGGCGGTGGTTCCGCTAACTGGAAGACAGCTTAATGGCTGACTATAATGCTACGCAACCCTCGGGCTCGCAGTATGCTACAGGCGTACTGTCCAAACAGGCAGACAAAGTATTAAAAGCATGGAAATTTTCTAGGGATTCATTTGAGAATGCAAGGGAAGAATCCGAAAGGGCGGTCAGGTACTTAAATAATGATACTTGGACATCTGACGAAAAGACCAATGCCAAAAAGTATAAGAAACCAACCCTTAAATATAATATAATCACACCCATTGTATCTACTCTGGTAGGTAATGAACAGCTAAACAGAAGACAAGCCCGTTTTAAACCGCTGACTGTGGAAAGTGTAAACGTGGCTGATATCGTGCAACAACGCTGGACTGCTCTGGTGGATGAACAGGATATAGAAGATAAACTGCAAATTGCCTTTATAGATGCCTTAACCACTAAGCTAGGCGGTTGGATCGAGAGATCTTGGGAAATGAGTCCTGATGGTTATCTTGATTTCAAATACGAGGTCTTGAATAACTTCAGGGTATATATAGATCCAGAGACAAGGGCAAACGATTATGAATTAAAACATTGCCGCTGGATCATTAAAGAAGGTTGGGAGCCTCTTGATGTAATCAGTGAAAAGTATTCTATCGATCCGCATGATATAAAGATAGAGCGCAACCAACGGTGGTGGAACGCACTGTCTGAAACTGTACGCAGGATGACTGATAAGGTATATTCATCCAATCTGGAAAACTACGACAAGAA